CAAAGTATTATGATTGAAACAGCAGTAGCGTTATTACTTTTTGTAAATGGTGAAATAAAAGAACACCGAATACAAGACAGTATGGCAACCTGTTTAAAGAGACGTAGAGTTGCTGAAAGAGAAGAAAAAGCATCAACTTCATATAAATGTTTGTCAGCAAAAATGGAACTAGAAGTAAATATAGATGGTTCTAAGTCAATTAAGAAAATAATATTAGACTAATGAAAAAAATAATAGATTTTATAGAAAAGATAATTCTATGGATATTAGGATATAGATGAGCAAAGATAAATTATTAGAACTTCATTCGATACTAGCAGAACAGCTATTAAAAAAAGTAAAAGATGAAGATGTAAAAGCTAGTGACCTTAATGTTGCTAGACAGTTTCTAAAAGACAATGGTATTGATGGATTACCAACAAATGATAATCCACTAGGTCAATTAATAAATGAACTACCATTTGCTGAAAAGAAATTAGTTAAGAATAATTAATATAAGTTTATGCACGAAAAACTGAAAGACTTCAGGAATTTTCTCTACTTAGCATGGAAGCATTTAAGACTTCCTGCACCTTCTACCATGCAATATTCAATCGCTGACTATATTGCTAATGGAGATAAACGTACAATTATCAGTGCTTTTAGAGGGGTAGGCAAAAGTTGGATTACTTCAACTTATGTCTTATGGAGATTACTTCTTGACCCACAAATAAATATATTGGTTGTGTCTGCTTCTAAAAATAGAGCAGATGACTTTAGTACGTTTTGTTTAAGACTGCTATCTGAGATGCCTATACTACAGCATCTAAAACCAAAAGGAGACCAACGACAATCTAAGATAAGTTTTGATGTTGCACCTGCATTAGCAAGTCACCAACCTTCAGTTAAATCTTTAGGTATAACTTCTCAGCTAACTGGAAGTAGAGCAGACTTAATTATTGCAGATGATATAGAAACTTCAGGTAATACTCAAACTCAGTTTATGAGAGACAAGTTATCTGAAGCCATTAAAGAATTTGAAGCTATTGTAAAACCTGAAGGTTCTAGAACTATATTCTTAGGAACACCTCAAACAGAACAGTCTATTTATAACAAGTTGCAAGAGAGAGGTTATAAAATTAGATATTGGACAGCAAGGTATCCATCAGAGAAGCAACTAAAATCGTATGCTTCTAATCTTGCACCCATTATTGCAAATACTTGGGAGCATGAACTTGTAGGGAAAGCAACTGACCCACAAAGATTTGATGAAAAAGATTTATTAGAAAGAGAAGCTAGTTATGGTCGTATTGGCTTTAACATGCAGTTTCAATTAGACACTACTTTAAGTGATTTAGACAGATACCCACTTAAACTAAAAGACTTAATAGTATTAAATTTAAACCCCACTACTGCTCCTGAGAAGGTCGTATGGGCTAGTTCTCCTGAATTACAGTGGAATGACCTACCCAATGTAGGTTTACAAGGAGACGCATATTTCAGACCCATGCAGACACAAGGAGACTGGATAGACTACACTGGTTGTGTAATGTCTATTGACCCTTCAGGTAAAGGTAAAGATGAGACAGCTTACTGTGTAACTAAGATATTAAATGGTAATATTTATGTAGTTGCAACAGGTGGTTTTAACTCAGGTTATTCTGAGCATGTCTTAAATAAACTTGTAGGCATTGCTAAGAAGCATGAAGTTAAAAAGATACTTATTGAAGAAAACTTTGGTCAAGGTATGTTTGAAGCACTACTTAAACCTTACCTGACAAAAGAGTATCCCTGTACGACAGAGATGGTCAGACAGACCTCTAATAAGCATAGAAGGATACTAGACACCCTAGAACCTCTATTTGCACAGCATAGAATAGTCTTTGATGCTAATGCTATAAGAGAGGACTATGAGGGTACTAATAACCTATATCCACCTGAAACAGCATTAAGGTATCAACTGATGTATCAAATAAGTAGGTTACAGAAGGGTGCTAATACGTTATCGCAAGATGACCGAATAGATGCCTTACAGATGGCTTGTTATTACTGGATATTACAATTATCAAAAGACCAAGATATGTCAGTAAAGACAAGGAAAGAAGAACTATTTAACCAAGAATTAGACCAATTCTTTGGAAGACCTAATAAAGACAATACTTGGATAAAGATATAAGACATATCTAAGTGCCACTATTAGAGAATTAGAACTATTAGATAACTATTAGTTTAATAATAAGAGTAATCAGGTTCATGTATGCAATATAGGAACTGATGATGAATATAGTGTGACTAATAGAGATAACTTAATAACATGAACCATAATGATAAACTATTATATCTTAAAGCCTTATGTAAAACTAAGGGTGACAAGAAGGTAGCTAAAGAAATAGCTGATGGTATCAAGTATTTAAACAAGAAGACTGGCTTGGGGTATACTTATAGAGCAGACACAAAGCCTTTAAATCCAAAAGAAGACCAAATAGAAGGCAAGAAGTTTATCTTAAAGTTCTGCCAAGAGTTTTTAGACTATGCAGTTGATTACTCAATGATTGACAGAGTAGAAGACTTGTTGCACCCACAAGAATAATTTGGCATAAAAATGTGACAACCTCACGTATATGCCCAAATTTTTTTTGTCCCCCTATGGGTGTGATAAAAATGTCACAATAGGGGGTGGGTATATTTATTATAATGCAACGTCTGTAGCACAAAAAATAACTATTATTTATATTCTACAATAATAAACACTGGTTATTGCAACCAATGACACCAATTTTTATAGGAATTTCTAGTTGCGAATGATTCTCAATGCTTTTTTTAATTTGCTCTCATGTGTTACATTATCTGTTTTTCAACCTATTGACACTGGTTGCACTAATATAGTACAGTAGTGCATTAATAAATAAAAATAGGTAGGTAGATAATGATAAACAAAAAACAAACTGAAAAAGCATATTTAACTGTTTGTAATTTCGTGCACAAAGCTAGTTTTAATCTAGTAGACGGCATTGCGAAGCACAAACAGTTTAAAAAAGCTGGCACTGACATGTCAGGGTTTATTTATAATATTATAAGAATTTGTATAAATAGACTTCGATATGATGGTTATTGCAATCATGTAATAAAAGATATTTTACAAGATGCTTTAAAACATGAAATACAGCACGAGATAAAAGAACTTAAAGACGAAGCTAAAAGTATTAATTTGAAAGCAGGTAGAATATGAGTGCGTTCCAAGTAACTGATAAATGCTTATATGAAGTCATGTGCTTAATAAATAAAGTATATGGTTCAGGCGAGCATTATGAAGAAAACCAAAAAATAAAAGATACTTGCAGAAATAATCCTGAAGTATTTTTTAATCAATTAAGTAAATTAAATAATTGGTCACTGGTTGAAAGATACCCTGACTTAAAAGATAAACCTGAAGGAATGATTATTCCTTTAAAGTATAACGAGCAGGAATATCTTAAAGTTAAAACTGAAGGTAATTTTATTCAGTGGTTTAAATCAGGACAATCTTATACTTACCAAAGTTGTGAAGGTGATGCAGGTAAGTCGCAACTTTATAAAAGTATAGATTTCATGACCAACGAGATGGCAGGTGAAATAGTTTATACCTTGCCAAAATATGCCAGTGCAAATTGGTCATAATTAATTAAACAAAATTAAGCCCTTTAGAATTAAACTTTTAGAGGGCTTTTTTTGTGCCTATAGTTTACCTTTATGCGACAATCTGACCTATATATTACATGCACTAATATAATACACTGGTGCAATCGTTAATAAATAAATAGGTAGGTAGATAATGAAAAAAGCAAATGAAATAGTAAAGCATGTTACTGAGCATCTAATAAAACAGATGGAAAGTGATGACGGTGGCAAGTGGTTAAAAGGGTGGACTAATAAAGCCTTCCAAAATGTAGACGGTCATAATTACAGTGGCATGAATTTATTTTGGTTGTCTATGATAGCTGAAGGGTTTTTAGGTGAACCGAAGGAACGTAAAGTATATGGCACATACTTACAGTGGAAAAATAAAGGTTGTCAGGTTAAGAAGGGTTCGAAGTCTGTACAGCTTTTAAAACCAATAATTGGTTCTAAAGATGTAGAAGTAGAGACACCCACTGGAACTGAAACAGCAACTAGACACTATAAATTCTTTTCAACTTTCAATGTGTTTAATATTGAAGACGTTGAAGGCAACGTGTCTAGATGGGACAATGTAGACAACCCAACTGATAAAAGTGAAGTTGAAGTGTCTGAAGTTGCTGAAAGTTACGTTAAAAATACGGGTGCAATTATCAACCATATTGATGGTGGCAATGCTTATTATGTGCCTTCACATGATGAGATATTTATGCCTGATAAAAGTAACTTTATATCAACTAAGAATGCCAGTGCAACCGATGGATACTACGGCACTTTATTCCATGAACTAACGCACTGGACAGGTGACGCAGGTAGATGCAATCGTAATCTTAGTGGTTGGAAGGGTTCAACTAACTACGCATTCGAGGAATTAGTAGCCGAGATGGGTAGTGCCTTTTTATGCAATCAACTAGGCATCAGTGCAACGCCACGTGTAGACCATGCTAAATATTTGAAGTCATGGATAAGATGCTTAAAGGATAAGCCAACGGCTCTAATGAATGCAAGTGGCTTAGCCAATAAATCACTTATATACTTGAACGAGTTGCAACCTAAGGCACTCAAAAAAGTAGCATAGGTAAAAAAATAAAACTTAAAACCCTGCTAAAATTTTAGTGGGGTTTTTTGTATTTGTATAAATTTTAATGATAGTACATTGTCACTTTTATTATTGGTGATAGTACATTGTCACTTTGTTTTTATAGAGGGTGGGTGTAAATACATTATGCCTTACATTGGCACTGTGTCATTTTCTGTAGGTTTAGCAAATTCCATAAGGTTAAAAGGTAGAACTGCAACAAACTTAGACCATCTTAAATTATTTTTTTTAGGACAACTAAACAATTCTGCTTTAGTGAATGTATGAAAAAATTTAAATGTATCTTTTACTAAATGACACCAAGCATAAATTGGAGATTGGTCTTTAGGATAAATCATAACTAATCTATTATGACATTGTTGATTTATTGTTTCACTATTAATATTTTTTGTAGTAAAAACGTGAACACAACCATCATAATGACTTTTATCACTATAATAATAACCAAACACAGGTTGCCAACCAGTAATTAATTCAGTTGGAACTTTAAGTGCTGTGGGTTGAGCAGGGTTTAAAACTTGTATTTCACTTGCATTAATGATTTGACCAAGTATAGGTAAATCAGAGACATCAGGTTGAGGTTCAGGTCTAAAGGCATTTGGAAAAGCATTACGAATTTTTAAATAATTTTCTACAGTTACATTCTGTTTATTTTGTAGGCGATATAATACATTCTTATCTATACCTGCTTTATCAATAATATTTTTGGTTGAGTGTTCTTTAATTAAAATATCAATATAATAGGATAGGTCAGACAAAGTCTGTGGTGATTTATTCATATAATGTATCAGTGTATTATTTACCATATATCTACCTATAAAACAGAAGGTATTATACATTATCTTTTATATCAAGTTAATAATTTATTTATTGTAAAATATTCTCTTTTATGGGTTGCATTATTTTTTAAAATGATTAATGATTTGATTAACTGATTTGCGAGAAAAGTTCTCATTTATCAGGAAACATTAACTGTAAGGAGTGAATATGTTTAAAATAGGAAACCAACTAAACTTGATACGTATAGAAGTAACAAGATTAGTAGAAGCTGTATATTACTTAATCAAGTTATTACAGCATACAAACAGGGTGTTAGACCCAAATGATAGTAAAAATCCATATAAATTGAGAAGTAAACAACAAGATGGTGACTTCGGCTTAGACCCAGTGAATATGTGGAGATATAGGAGTAAAAAATAATGGCAAAACAATTACTTTTATTTAAACCACATGACATTCTCACTGACGAATTATTGAAAGTAGTGGCTAGAGTTAGAAATAGCTTAAAACCTACTGCTAAAATAATTCCATTTCCAAACCCAAGAAGACAGCTTTTTAGCTGTTCTAACGTAAGGAAACAACATGGCAGAAGTAAGCATAGTTGAAGGTGAAATACCAATACTGGAAACTGCTACGTCACCTAAAATGTTTAATCATTTAGGTAAGGCATTATTGAGTGCTGAGAAAACACTTAATAATAACAAAACTGACGTAAAAGAGTACAGTATTGTAGTTGTCACTGAGACCATTGAAGATTTGCTTTACTAGGTATATACAGTTTTATACCCAAGTAATTAAATTACAATGTTCTATAGTTGTTCTATTGGTATATCAATATGGTGTGCTATAATAGATACACAGGCACAAAATCTAGGTAGGGTTGATAAGCACAATATTGATTATCTATTTTTTCGAAAGTGTCTCACACTAATAATAAACACTTGTGCAAGTAAGGAATATAGTTAAGATGAATACAATAATAAATAAAATAATAATGGTAGTAGCAATGGTAGTATGTAGGGTAGTTCACAAAGTCAGATGTCGGTCTTTTTTAAGACGTGTTGATGACTTCAGTTATGAAGTTAAGACTTTAAAAAATACAAAAAATTTACCTTTCATTACAAAGAAAAACCTTGTCAGTAACGAATACGAAAAATCTAGAGCATTAAAAATAGGTGGTGTGTGTATCAGATATAGCTTTGATAAACTCATTAAATATCTTGATGTCAGAGACGTAGAACTTACTGAACCTGAGTTTCAAACTAATGTTGCAATAGCACTAGCTAAAGTAACTACAGAAACTCATACCTCTGCTAACATTATAAAACTAGAAAGTAGAGAGAGGAAACATGAAAGACCAATACAAAAAAGCAGTCTTTAGTTTAATGTTTACACAACACTTCTTAAATTACATTAAGAAGGTAGAACAACGTAAAGGCAAGACACTACATACTAATGGTGTACCAAATCATTACATTGCAGTGCTACAAATAATATTAATTTTAAAAGATAACGAGATGTCTACTGAAAGTATTTCTTATCATTTTAATAATATTTTAGGTAGAGGTATCAACCAGTCTTCTTTAAGTAGAACACTGACATACTTACATGAGACACTTAGTTTAATTAAATATACGGACAATCCATTCGCAGAAGATAAAAGATATACGTATGTTGAATTGACTGGTGAAGGTAAAAAACTACAAAAGTTCTTTTTAGGTTCAACGCAGGAAACTATACCGACAGTCTTTAGTAGTAATAAATTAATGACTGCGACTTAGGAGTTGAATGAATAAATTAAGTAGAGAAGCCATACTAAAATTACATGCAGGTATTTACTTACGAGGTGATACCCTTGCAGTACATACTAGAAAAAAGATGATAGTTGATGGCGAGTTAAAGAAGGACAGTGCTTATGATACTGTTAAGATAAACGATACAAGTGATACATCTTTTAAGAAGGCACTTGCAGAAGCGATTAAGCTAAAAGAAAAACATAATGAAGCATTAGTAAGTGCTAATTATCACAGTCGTAAACAAGGCAAAAAATCCATTACTAAAGGTACGTTACAAGAATGTTTAGACATGACGTATAAAAAGCAATGGGAGAATGGAAATAATCAAACTAATATAAAAATTTATATGAGAGATATATTAAATTATTTTCCACCTACGATTACATTGGCACAGATGCAAACTGATGCACACTACAATGGTTTTGTAACTTACATGAAGAAAACCATTGAAGAACGACCAACAAACAATCTAGCAACTTTTAATAATAGAACTACAAATCATAGACTTTCTGTATTGAGAGAAACTTTTAGAGAAGCCATATCTAAACGTATGTTAGAGCAATCCAAGTTACTCAATCCTGATGTAAGAGTTAGAGATATGGGTTGGAGTAATTTGCATGTCATAGAGAGTAAAAGCAAAAAGCCAATTAGTAGAGAAGATGAAGTTAGATTAATGGAATTAGCTTATGCAAATGATGACGTACAACATGCTGATGCAATGCAATTTTTAATTAATGGTTTGGGAATTAGATTACAGTTTGAATTTTTTGACCCTCAATTTAATATTGATTGTATTGATTATAAAAATAAAACTATTAATTTTTTTCGACACAAAACACAACAATGGTCAGGCGATTTACCTTTAAATAATACTGCCTATAACATTGCTGTTAAGTATAGAGAAACTGCAATAGCACATAAATCTAGAAAGTTATTTCCTAATGTTACTGTAAGAAGCATGAGAACTTTTTTTGAAAAATATGGAAAGTTGTTGGAGATAAAAAACTTTACACCTTATGCTACGAAACACACATTCATAACAAGATTATGTGAAACAAAAACACCTGTAAAAGTTATATCAAAACTGGCAGGTATCAGCATTGAAACAGTATTAAAATACTACGCACAGGAAACACCCCAAGCATTAAGGGAAGCTGTAAATAGTATTAATGATAGTAACATTGTTTCTTTTATTGGTCATAACTCAAAAGAGTTGATTAAATAAATGAACACTGCTAATTACATTCACAAAGTTGGGCGAGTGGTGGAATTGGTAGACACGCCAGTCTTAGGAACTGGTTTCGAAAGAAGTGAAGGTTCAAATCCTTTCTCGCCTACCAAAAGCAATTATTGGGTTAATTTAGTTGCACAAGGTGTTGCATTATGGGTGATATGTTGCATTGCAGTAAAAAGGAAGTACGTAATTAAGGACTTATTAAACAAAGATTGGTCTTAGGATACAGTGATAAGGGTCTTAGAAACTACTTCCATTAAATTTACATGCACTGCTGTAGTATTGTTCTTTAATAGCAACACCTTTTTTTAAAAACTAAGTATATGCAGTTGTGCATTGGTTTGGTAGCAAGTGCAACAAGACCAGTGCAACAGGCACAAGTGCATACAAAAAGTAAGGAGATGTTCACATTATGTCTAATACACAAGATAATTTACTACAACAACAGTTAGCTGAATTAGTTAAGGTTGGTGTAGGTGGTAAATTTAAGGATACAAAAGACTACACAAAGAAAATACAGGAAGAAATAGAATTTGAAGAAAAGATGATTAGAGGTGGTATCGACAGATATAAGCATTTAGTCAATGAAGCCAAAGCTAAGAAGCAAGAAAGTACGACCATGTATGGTCTATTTCACCAACAAAAATACATAGATAAACTCTCTAGTTTAATCCATTTGAAGGTAGAAAAAATAGATACAGGACAAGTAGGAACGCACCATATTGCTATTAAAAAAATAGTGCAGTGTTTACCAAGAAGTGCCTTTAATGAAGACACTAAAAAAATGTCTAATAATCAGACAATATTTGACACTTGTTCATTGATTATTTTAAAGAATGTAATTGATGGTATTTCCAGTGATTGCACCCTTAATAAATTATCAATTATTATAGGCAATGCGTTAATGCTTGAAGCTAGAATACTCTTATTTAAAGACCAAAAGAAGAAGGAATATGAGCAGGTAGCTAAACGATTAGAAGGCAAGAACGTACCTCAGAAAACTAATAGATGGCAGTATAAAAAGAATGTTTGGGTCTATTGTATGAATAGACATGAACTTCAATTTGACGATTGGACTAAAGAACATAGACTACATTTAGGTGTTCAGATGATACATTTATGTGAACTCTTAGGACTTGTTAAGGTAGGCAATATGAAACTTAATAAGACCAAGACAATCACATACGTACAACCAACACCAAAAATTATTAAAGAAATAAAAAACTTTAATATTAAAAATGAAGCATTGTTTCCTAAGTATTTACCTATGCTTATGCCACCTAGAAAATGGACTTCACCTTTTATTGGTGGGTACTACGGCAAGAAACATAATTTTGAAAACAAACCTGAGGAGATAGCAAATGCACTACAATCTAGTCAAAGCAAGTAATAGAAGATATTTAGAAGAATTAAATAACAAGGTACATGAGATGCCAGTTGTTTATGACAGTGTAAATATTATACAAGAAACGGAATGGGTTATTAATAAACCTGTTTATGATTTAATTAAAACATGTATGGATAATGATTTTAATTTAGGTCAGTTACCAGTCAATCCACAATCAACTGAGTTACCACCTAAACCATTTGACATTAAAACAAACAAAGAAGCATTAATTAAATGGAAGCGAGAAGCACAGCAAGTACATAAAGCTATAGGTCAATCTATGTCTAAATTTATTCAAGTTAGACTAATTATGGAAGAAGCAAGTATGTTGTTAGATAAAGGTGGTTTCTTTTATCCACATCAATTTGATTTTAGATTTCGTATTTATCCTAAACCTGCATTGCTTTCACCACAATCAGCAGATTATTCAAGAGCATTACTTAAATTTAAATTTGGTAAGCGAATGGGTAAAGGTGACAGTGTAAGTACATTTAACATTGCAGGTGCAAACTTGTATGGTGAAGTAGATAAAATGGAGTTGCCAGTTAGAGAACAATGGGTGCAGGATAATTCAAAAAAAATTATAGCATCAGCTAACAATCCACTAGAAAATACATGGTGGTGTGATGCAGATAAACCATATTGTTTTCTTGCATGGGCTATAGAATACAGAGATTTTGCAGAAAGCAATTACTCACCTGAGTTTATAACTACATTGCCTATACAAGCTGATTGTTCTAACTCAGGACTACAGCACTATTCAGCAATGATGAGAGACCCTATTGGTGGCAAAGCTACTAATTTAGTTCCATCTAATAAACCTAATGATGTTTATAATTTAGTTGCACAAAAACTAATTATGAAACTTAGAGATATAAAAGATAACCCACTAGCTAAGAAGTGGTTAGAGTATGGAATAGATAGGAAGCTATGTAAGAAACCAGTGATGTGTTTACCATATTCATTGACAAAGTTTTCATGCAGAAAATATATTGAAGACCACATGAAGAAACAATTAAATGAACGAAATGTATCTATAGATATATTCAAAGTATCAGACAGAGAAGATGGTATTTTTGAAGCAACAAACTGGCTAACACCTGTATTGTGGGAAAGTATTAATGAGATAATTGTTGGTGCTAAAGAAATAATGAAGTTCTTAAAAGATATAGCTAAACTGGTTGCATCAGAAAATTTACCAGTAAGTTGGACTTCACCATTAAATGCACCTATTCAAATGCTTTGTTATGAAAAAGAAAGTAAACGAGTAAAAACACAAATGGGTGATAGTATTGTTAAACTTTCAGTAGCACATGATACACCTAACATATCAAAAAGGGCTACAAGTCTAGGTATATGTCCTAACTTTATACATGCTAATGATGGAGCAGTATTACAATTAGCTGTAGTAAAAGCTAAAGAACTGGGTGTAGATAATTTTAGTATGATACATGACAGTTTTGGGTGTGTAGCTAGTGACAGTCATCTAATGGGTAAAGCATTAAGAGAAGCATTTTGTGAGATATATCAAAAAGATGTATTGAAGAATTTTGCTGATGAAATGTATGCAATGTTATCAGAGAAAAATCAGAAGAAATTTCCTAAAATGCCTAAAAAGGGAGACCTTAATTTAGACTTAGTAAAGCAATCTGTGTTTTTCTGTATATAAATACATGCACCTGTGCAACTAAGTGCCACTATTAGATAGACTAACATATAGGAGAATATCTATGCAAAAACTAACAACACACGTTAGTGTTGTGGGTGAAGCAGTCTACCCTCATCTTAATAAACCTGACGTTAAATTTAATGAAGCAGGTGAATATAAGGTGACCTTAAAAGTCGCTAAATCAGATGCTACCGACATGATTAAATTATTTAATGATGCACAGGCAGACAGTCTAAAAAAAGCGATTGCAGACAATAAAGGTAAAAAG